TATTACAACCTATTAGAGATTTTTATGGTATGCCATTATCTGTTAGTTCTGGTTATAGATCAGCAACACTTTGTGAAGCAGTAGGTTCATCTAGCAAAAGTCAACATACCAAAGGACAAGCAGCAGACTTTGAAATATTTGGTATTGCTAATAAAGATGTTGCAGATTTTATAGTAAAAAATCTTGACTATGATCAATGTATACTTGAATTCTGGAATGAAAATGAACCTAACTCTGGATGGGTACATTGCAGTTATAATCCTTTAGGAAATAGAAAACAATTCTTGAAAGCTGAGAAACTTAATGGTAGAGTTGTTTATACTGTATTAAATTAATATGCCAATAGGACGATCTCAAATACCTCAACAAATAGACGGAAAACTTAGAGGAGCTAAACCTTCTAGGGCTATGAGGAAAAATGGCAAAAAGAAAAAGAAATCTATTCGCTAAAATCCTACGTTCTAGACTGTTTAAGCCAAGAGTGGTACAATCCAAAAAGTTATATAATCGTAAAAAATACCATAAGGAGCTACATAATGGCTAACGATAAAGAAACAGAAATTCAAAAGATGAAAAGGCTAGGTACTAAAGAGTACATTAGACAACTTAATGAAGCCAAGTCTAAAATAAAACAAGAAAAAGATTTTAATAAAACAGGACAATATTCTTTTAAATTAGATCCTCCAGGACTTAAAGAAGGCGGTCTTTTAGGACAATATCCAGTACAAGATAAAAAAGTTCCATTCAAAGGAGTGTTTTAATGGCAACTTCTGGAACAGTAGATTTTAATCCACAGATAGAAGAAATTATTGAAGAAGCATATCAAAGATGTGGAGTTGCAAATAACGCTGGATATGATCTTAGACGAGCTAGAAGAAATTTAAATATAATATTTGCTGAGTGGGCAAATAGAGGAATTCATTTATGGAAAGTAGAATTAAAAAATCAACTTTTAACTGCAGGACAAATTACTTATACAACTCCTAATGATTGTAGTGATGTACTAGAAGCTTACATTTCTACTTCATTATCTGTAAATTCTAATACACAAGATTTATCTTTAACAAAAGTAGATCGATCTGCTTATGCAGCACTTCCTAATAAAGGAAATACAGGACAACCTTCTCAATATTATGTAGATAGACAAACAACTCCAATTATCTATTTATATCAAGCACCTGATACAGTTACTTATACTTATTTAAAATATTATTACATACAAAGAATAGAAGACGCTGGAGCTTATTCAAATACTTCAGATGTTGTGTTTAGATTTTATCCGTGTTTAATTTCTGGATTAGCTTATTATCTATCTTTCTTAAAAGCACCGGATAGAACTGAACAATTAAAATTAGTATATGAAGATGAATTACTAAGAGCATTAGATGAAGACGGTCAAAGAACTTCATTGTACATTGCTCCACAAACTTACTTTGGAGATGGTGTATAATGCCTTACGCAAAAGGAAAAAGATCTTTATCTATATCTGATCGTTCTGGACAAGCATTTCCTTATACGGAAATGGTCACAGAGTGGCAGGGATCGCTTGTTCATGTATCTGAATATGAGCCTAAACATCCTCAAATACAAAGAAAAAGAGTTGTTGCCGATGCAATAGCTTTACAAAATACACGATCACAAGATTTTAATATTATTTCAGGTGGTGAAATGTTTACTACAATAAGCTTAACTTTACCCGGACAATTTGGATTTAACTCTACTGGTATGATGCCAGATAATGGTGCTGCTCAAAATAGAGCAAGACAATTAGGAGCAATAACAGGTCAATTAAACGTTGTAATATCATAATGTCTATATCTTATTCAAATTTTTTAACACAAATACGAAACTACACAGAAGTAGATAGTCAAGTTTTAACAGATAGCATTATTTCTGAATTTCTTAGAAATGTAGAATTAGATGTTGCTGGAAAAGTAGACTACGATGATTTAAGAAAGTATGCAGATTCTGTTTTTACTGCAAATAATAAATACCTTACTTTACCTGCTGATTGCTTAATTACTAGACAAGTATTAGTAGCTACAACAGCTGGAGGAAGTCTTTCTTCTGGTTCAGTAGAATATATAGAATTAAGAGATCAATCTTTTATTAGAGAATATAATTCTTCAGGATCAACTGGTCTTCCTAAATTTTATGGTAATTGGGACGATTTTACTTTAATTGTTGCTCCAACACCAAATGTGGCATATCCAGTTCAATTAGAATATATTAAAGAACCTCCACATTTTAGTTCAACAACAAACACTTATTTGTCAACATATCAAGAAAACGTTTTATTATATGGAACTCTTGTAGAAGCTTTTTCTTACTTAAAAGGACCAATGGATATGTACAACCTATATAAAACAAAGTATGATACTACTGTACAATCCTTTGCTCTTCAACAAATGGGAAGAAGACGTAGAGAAGAGTATGCCGATGGAGTTCCAAGAATTAAAATTGATTCTCCATCACCATAAATTAATTTAAGGAGAATAAAATGGCTATTACAACTAATGCTATCTGTAATTCTTTTAAAAAAGAATTATTACAAGCTACGCATAATTTCGGTACTACTGCAGGAACTGGAAATAAATTTAAATTAGCAATGTATACTACTAACGCAACTATTGGTGCATCAACAACTTCATTCACTACAGGTGGACAAGTTACATCACCAGCTGGTTATGTATCAGGTGGTAAAGCACTTGTTAACACAGGTACATCGCTAGCTTCTGCCGTAGCAATAACTAATTTTAGTAATTTATCATTTACTAACGTTACATTAACTGCAAGAGGAGCTTTAATATACAATACTTCAGCTACTAATAAAGCAGTTTGTGTACTAGATTTTGGTGGCAATAAAACTGCAACTGCTGGAACATTTACAATTCAGTTCCCAGCATTTACAACTTCTGCTGCTATTTTAAGAATCGGTAACGCATAATATATTGAGATTATGAAATGGCATCTGGATGGGGCGAATTAACCTGGGGACTTAATAACTGGGGTGACCAAGGAAGTGTCACTGCAGAAGTAACAGGTATCGCTCTATCCATTGTCACAGGCAACGAAGACACTCAAGCAAATGCCAATGTTAATGTAACTGGCAGTCAATTAAATCTAAGTATAAATTCTGTAGCAATACGTTTTGATGTAGATGTTTCTGTAACAGGAATTCAAAATAATTTAAGTGTTGGTCAAACAATAGCTTCTATTCCAGGAAGTACTACAACTACTGGAAGTCAAATTAATTTAGAAGAAGGTTTAGTTACAATAGATGCTCAAGTAAGAGAGGGCTGGGGTGTTTATCAATGGGGAGCAGTTCCTTGGGGTGGAGAACAAGACCCGGAAGTTAATGTAGTAGGATCTGCTTTAGAAATAGTTACTCATCCAGTAGATATTCAAATTGATGGAAATATATCGGTTAGTGTCGATGAAGATGATGATGTTACTATAGCTGTAGGAAGTCCTTCAATAAGAACTGATGTAGCGTTTAATGTAACTGGTTCTAGGTTAAATATATCTGAAGGATTAAACACTGTTTTAATTATTATTAATGTTAATGTACCAGTTACAGGAAGTCGGGTTAATTTAAACGTAGGTCAAGTAGAAGCTTTCCAAGAAACCCCTGTTCCTGTTACAGGCTCTAAAATAAATGTATTAATAGGAAATGAGTCTACAACAGCTGATGCTAATGTTCCTGTTACAGGATCTCAATTAAATGGAAGTTTAGGACAAATTAAATATATTGCTACTTACAGTGTTACTGGAAGTCAAGCTAATTTAAGTGTTGGAACAGTTACTTTTGTAATAACTGGAAGTACTACAGTGACAGGATCTAGGTTGAATGTACGTCAAGGATCTGTTAATATTCAAGGGTGGTCAGAAGTACAAACAGGAGCTAATAATACTTGGACTCCAGTTGACATAGCCGCATGACGATAGTATTTTTATAACATATTTTAGGAGTATAAATGGCATCAAGTTATTCTACAGATCTTAAACTAGAACTCATGGTCACAGGCGAGAACGCCGGTACATGGGGAGATAAAACAAATTCAAATTTAAACCTTATTCAACAAGCTATTGCTGGTTATGAAACTATTAACGTTGGAGCATCTGACGTTACATTAGTAATGTCTAACGCAACACTTTCTAATGCGAGAAACATGATCCTTAATTTATCTGGATCACTTACATCAGCTAGACAAGTATTAGTACCAGATGGAATAGAAAAATTTTATATCGTAAGAGACCAAACAACTAGAAATGGTAATTCATTAACAATTAAAACTGTATCGGGATCAGGTTTTGCAATGGAAACTTCTGGTCAATTAGTTGCTTGTTATTCAGACGGAACAAACGTTGTAGAGATATCATTAAATACTTTAACAGGAACAATCGCTACTGCACAAATAGATAACTTAGCAATCACAGAAGCTAAACTTGCTTCATTTGCAGTAACAAGTGCAAGAGTTGCATCATTTGCAGTTACTACTAATAAACTTGCAACAAATGCTGTTACAGCTATTAAGATTACTCAATCAACAATTACACAATCAAAACTAGCTGCTAACTCTGTAGGATCAAATCAATTGATTTCAACGGGTGTTACTGCAGGATCTTACACAGCGGCAACAATTACAGTTGATGCCGATGGTCGTCTTACAGCTGCTTCAGCTGGATCCGGTGGTGCTGGTGCATTTATACCAGTGCTTGTAGCAGAAGGCCCAGCATCAGGAACTTATACAAAAAATGCTAGTGCAAATAGAATTGGTGCATATATGTATGCAGGTGGTGGTGGCGGAGGTGGAGCAAATTATTATGCTGGAGGACCTGGAGGTGGAC